CTCTGTTGTGGGTATTGGTGCTCACGGGGCTGGAGCCTATGTGTGGAGTGGTGGTTACTTGGATGAAATCCGAATTAGCGATAGTGCTAGATATACCAGTTCCTTCACCCCATCAACCACAGCCTTCACCTCAGACTCAAACACACTACTCCTGATCCACTCTAATTGGAATGGTGGATTAGGTGCAGACAGTTCAGGAAACGACAACACTTTCTCCGCAACCAATCTAGTGGCTACGGATCAGATGTTGGATAGTCCTACGAATAACTTTTGTACGCTCAATCCACTTACCCATTTTGGTGGTGGAACATTCTCCGAAGGTAATTTAGAAATAACAGCTGGTAATAATACTCTGTCTACGTTTGCCCCGACATCAGGGCAATGGTACTGGGAAGTTTATATAGATACTGTTTCCAGCTCTGGTTGTCATGTGGGGGTAATGTCTACGGATTATTCAAAGGATTCAGATCATTATGATGAGTTTGATGTTATAGGGTGTAGAGCAGATAACTATGATATGACAGCGGTTGGAAGGGGTCAGGGAATTACTGCTGTGGGTTCTAATACAGCAACATTAGAAGGTTTTGTGGCTGGTGATATTATTAGTTTTGAATTAAATCTAGATACTCCGCAAGTCATAATCAATAAGAATGATAGTCCCATTATGAACCGGACTTTTACTTACAACAGTGCCTATCCGGTGCTTCCATGGATAAGAAACAACCCTAGCAATACTTCTATTCTCAACTGCGGACAAGACAGTTCATTCGCTGGAAACTTAACCGCACAAGGAAACGCAGACGCAAACGATATCGGAGATTTCTACTACGAACCACCGGCAGACTATCTAGCCTTATGTTCGAGCAATCTTCCTGATCCTTCTATCAAATTACCCGGTGATAATTTTTCTACAACGCTTTATACAGGTGACGGTGCCACAACTTTAGCCGTTACCGGAGTAGGGTTCCAACCAGATTTCACATGGATAAAGAATAGGGATGGAGACGACAAACATGTGTTAGTAGATGCGGTTCGTGAGGCAAATAATTATATTTCTTCTAATTCCGCTGATGCAGAAGTTGATGACAGCACCTTTGTTGCATCATTAGATTCAGATGGGTTTACTGTGGGTGATGATGTTGTAGTTAATACAAACACAGAGAATTATGTATCATGGAACTGGTTATCAGAAACTACTTTTGATCCGACAACAGATGGAGATATTGCAGTTGCTACTGGAAAAAGTAATGCTACTGCCGGATTTAGTATCGTTAAATTCACTGCAGAAAATACTGTGAATACAATTGGGCATGGGCTTTCAGCTGCTCCAACATTGATCCTGCAGAAATCATTAGTATCTGAGCAGTGGGAATGTTACTACCTTCAACAAGATGGTACAGACGGTGTTCTTTTTCTGGATCAATCTGGTGCTGGTGGACCGGGAAACGCTGGTAACTGGAATGACACAAATCCAACTGCTTCAGTTTTTACAGTAGGGACTGGTGGTGGTACAGGTGGTGGTACAGATAGCCATATTGCCTATTGTTTCCATTCTGTAGAAGGCTACAGCAAGGTTGGTTTTTACGAAGGAAACGGAAATGTAGACGGACCATTTCTTTTCACCGGATTTAGACCTTCATTTTTCGTGGTAAAAAATGTGGATGAAAGCGGCTCTAATTGGCTAATGATGGATGAAAAAAGAGAGGATTATAACGAAGTTAAATATGTTTTACTTCCAAACTTGGCTGATCAAGAATATCCTGACGGTAATGGATTAATAGATTTTGTTTCTAATGGGATAAAGGTTAGGTGTGCTGCTTCTAAAAACCTTAACCGGGACGCGGTAAATTATTTGTATCTAGCCTTCGCTAAATCCCCATTCAAATACGCAAACGCAAGGTAATAAATTATGTGGTATTCACCAAGTCACGGACTAATAAAAACACCAAGAGCCATTAGTAAAGATGGTATACAGCATCCTGCAAATATATTCCGGTTATGGAGTAAAGCGGAACTGGCAAACATTGGTTTCCATCCTGCACGACTGAGTGTTGCGGATCATCGCTACTATAACACCGGTAGCGAAAACTATAACTTTGACGATAGAACTTCTGAATGGGTTGTGTCTTATGGTTCTTCAGAAAAGAACGCAGATGACCTGAAAGTCCAGATGAAAAAGAAGGTAAAGCAGATTGCATCCTCCATACTTACCCACTCCGACTGGATGAGTATACGAGAACATGATGGTGGAACGGTAATGCCAGCAGACTGGAAAACCCACAGAGCGGAAGTAAGGGCAATATCTAATGAGAAGGAAGCGGAGATCAATGCCCTATTAGATTTGGATGCGGTCAAGGCTTACCAGAATTACACAATCGTAGAGGTTAGGTATCTTAGTTCCTATGTTGATGATGTTGAAACAATTGGTCCAGAGACTTCATCAAATGCTAGAGATGTGGATCAAACATCATGGGGGTTTCCTGCTGCACCAGATGCTGAAGCAGACCCATATCACGTTAGGTACGAATAGTGGCTTTAATCCCAGTAGATAATGTCGGACAGATAGGTATCGTCAAGGATATAAACCCTTGGCAGCTTCCACCTAATGTATGGTCTGATGGTAATAATGTAAGAGCAGAGCATGGTGCTATACTTAAATCACCGGGCTACGCAGAGGTTATGGCGACCTGCCCCATTGTTCCACTTTACATTACAAACTTAAATACCGCAGCAGAAAACTACTGGATCATAGCCGGAACAGCAGCGATTCATGTATTCAAAGAAAGTAATACTACTTGGTATAACATAACTAGATCGTCTGGCGCATACAATGCAACCGCAGTAGAGAACTGGACATCCACAGTATTGGGTGGGATTCTTATTCTAGCCAATGGTTTTGATGAGCCACAATACTGGCCGACTGATGGTGAGCCATCAACATCTACATTGATGGCAGACTTATCTAACTGGCCTAATAGCGCCACCATTTTGGATGGGGCCATTACAAGTACAAGTGCAACAGATAATATAACGGTAGACAGCACAAGTACATTTCCTTCAAGCGGTATTTTTCTTGTAGGTAGTGAAAATATATCATACACTGGTACAACTGCCACCACATTTACCGGTATAGCGAGATCACAGAATAATACTACAGGCGCTACCCATTCGGATAATGCTGCCGTTTCTATAGATGTTGAATGTAATTCTATGAGGGCATTTAGATCATTCTTGGTTTCCCTTAATATAACTAAGGCGGGAGTAGGTTATCCAAGATTAGTTAAGTGGTCAACAGAGGCGGCTACACAAACTGTCCCATCGTCATGGGATGAAAATAGTGCAGTCGTGGACGCTGGAGAATATGAATTGGCTGACACCCGCGGGCCGATTTTAGACGGTCTTCCCCTGCGTGATACCTTTATGATATACAAGGATGATTCCATCTATAGTATGACGTATGTTGGAACTCCTTTTATATTTGCATTTCGCCAACTGTCACCTTCCGTGGGAGTCCTTACAAAGAACTGTGTAGCAGAATTTGATGGTGGTCACTTCTTCTTCGGAAATGGTGATATCTATATAAATGATGGTCAGAAGGTAACCTCTATTCTTCCTCACAAGATTAGAGATTATGTTTTTAATTTCATAGATGGCGCTCAATATAAGAAGTCTTTTGTTGTTGCGGACTATGGAAACACAGAGATGTGGGCTTGCTTTCCCACCGCTGAGAATACCTCCAATCAATGTAACAAGGCTGTTGTTTGGAACTGGACAAATCAAGCATTTACCCTGAGAGATTTACCTAATTTATCTCATATCGGGTACGGTTCTATAGCCGATCCAAATGCTTTTACCACATGGGCTGCTGCCTCATCTATAACTTGGAGTGCTGCACTTGGGGCTTGGTCAGCAACTTGGAGTACAGTAGAGAATGTTCTTGTCATGGCAGGACTTACTGATACAAAACTTTATCGTAACGCTTCAGGCAATAAGGAAGATACTACTAATATGACCTCCTTCATTGAGCGTACTGGAATGTCTATGGGCAATCAGGGTCAAGAGGATAGAACCTCAGTGAAAAGAATAAAGGCTATCTGGCCCAGAATGGAAGTCTCTGGAGCAAACACTGTGAATGTGTATGTGGGTACTCAGATGGCTACTGAGGAGGGTGTAAGTTGGTCTTCACCGGTAGCGTTTAATCCTGACTCTCAATCTAAAGTGTCTGTAAGGGCGAGCGGTAAACTTTACGGTGTCAAGTTTGAGTCTACCGGAGACTTCGATTGGAGACTAGATGGCTATGACATTGAACTTGATGACGCAGGAAGGAGAGGTTCTAGGAGTTACTAATGGCTACATATAAGGATAGGGTAGTAAAGTCTGTCACCTATTATGAGCCGGGGCCACTACCACTTGAGCAGGAAGACTTAGGATTATATGTCGTCACAGAACTTAAACGATTGGCTAACACTATACTTAACCAATCATACTTTAGATTAGAGAGGACTCATGTCGCGCCAACCAGACCAAGAGGAGGAGATGTCCGATACGCAGATGGAACCAACTGGGACCCTATCGGATCGGGCGAAGGAATTTATTTCTTTAAGGAATCCACTTCAGCGTGGGTCAAACTGTAAGATCGTACTGATCTCTCCTGATGAAATTCCATACATTTGGGAAAATGTCTTACCACACATAGAAGCGATGGAACCCCACTCAGAGGGGGAACTCTCTCCGGCAGATTTCTACGAGTCTCTGACAAAAGCAGAGATGCAACTGTGGGTAGCGGTAGAGAAAAAAGAGGTACTTGCTTCCATGATAACTCAGATAATCCCCTATCCCAGAAAGAGGGTCTTACGAATCATCTCCATTGGTGGTGATAACATGGATAAATGGATAGGGTCCATACCCTTGATTGAAGCATGGGCCTTATCAGTAGGTTGTACC